AGCAAAGAGCCAAGGGTTGAGATTGTCCAGAACTACAGCAAGTTTATATCTTACCAGTGGCACAACAATCTATTCGTGTTCCACCATGGCGACCGCATAAAGCATGAGCAGATTTTACAGACGGTGATTAAGAACCTTGACGACGAATGGGCAGAGTCTAAGAACCGATACTGCCATCTTGGGCATATTCACCACCACACCGCCAGAGAAGTTGGCTCTATGCATTTTGAGCACTGGGGCAGCCTAACAGCTACGGACCAATGGCACAGCGACTCAGGATACGGTGCAGAGCGTTCTATGACAGCAGTGGTATACCACAAAGACAACGGCGAAGATTCGCGAGTAAAAATAAAGGTGGAGGTTGAGAAATGAAATGCTGGAACTGCGGTACAGAGCTAATTTGGGGTGGCGACCATGACGTTGAAGACCATGAAGAGTTTTTTATGGTTTCCAATTTAAGCTGCCCTAAATGCAATTCATATGTTGAGTTTTACACAGCTAGGGATGTTGACGATAGTCACTTGGATAGCTTCGAGATGCTAACCCAGCGCGAGGACGACGATGAGCGTGATTGATTTTCCAAAGCCGACTGTTACGTTAAAAAGACTGTACTGTGAAGACTGTAGCCAGCCCTTGCAGTATTGGCTTGGTGACGACGATGCGGCATACGGTCTATGCGGTAAATGCGACCTGGCAGTGCCTGATGAGTGTGTAATTCCATTACCATCTAATGAGACTGCACACTAATGGCCAAGAGAAAAAAGCTAACAATTGCTGGTGAGATAGAAAAAGCTGCAGTCACAATGCAGAAATTAGTTCGGATGAAGGCAGCCGATGATAACGGATATGTTAGCTGTATCACTTGTGGTCGAGTGGCCCACTACAAAACCATGGACGGAGGTCATTACTTCTCTAGGCGACACACCAGGCTTAAGCTGTTTTCCGGCAACTGTCATCCACAATGCAAAAGATGCAATATGATGATGGGCGACCCAGTTATCAACGACGCCTACAGAATGTATATTATTGACACATACGGACAGCGCCGCCTGGACGCTATGAAAAAGCTTACACAACTGCCGCCTAAAAAATTCTACAGGCACGAAATCCAAGAGCACCATGAAGAGCTAAAGGCCCAGGTCAAAGAGCAGAAAAAAAGACTTGGAGAAAGTTGACAATGTATACAGTTTTGATACAATAGTAGCTCATTCAAAGAGACAGAGGTTTTTCAAGATGCCTAAGACAAGATCAACTACGCTTTGTAAGCGCCTAAACAAAGCATTCCCAGGATGCAACGCTGTAACCTACAACGAGTGGACTGGTGAGGAGAAGACCGACCAGGATGCTATCTGGTTTCGCATGGAAGGTGAGTGCGCCCCAGACGGTATGCGTTTGTATGACTACTGGTCTATGGATGGTGAAAAGTATCACCCCGACCTGGTTGCTATGTTAGATAAGCATGGCTTTCACTGCGAGCCACACGACGCTGGCACACTAATGGCATACAGGAGTTTCTAATGGAAGCGCACAAGCATTTAATTGATTGGGCCATTACTAATGGCTATGTTGTCCAGGTTGAAGTGGAAGATGAGCTGGAGTATGAGGGCCATGACTACAAGCTGGCTGTAGAAGCATCTGAAGCCGGTGATATCGGCTGTATAGTTTTAGGTAAGCGAGGGTATATACCTGGCAAGCAAGGTTACTCTGAATACAACTTTGAGTATGCTGCACACTTCGCTTTTGTTCATGAATATACGCAGGAGCCTGACGAGATTATTTACGACTACAGTGACAATAAAGTAGCTCGTGAGTGGTCAGAGGAATATGCAGAATTAATGGAGGGTGACGATGATTAGTGATTTGAGAAGGTTAAGTGCTGCTGGCCATAGACGCACCAAAGAGCTTTTGGCAGACGGTGAAACGTGGCCTGGCACACAGGGCAGTTACATTGGCATACTGGAATACTTTGTTGCTTATATGGCCCAGGACGACCAGGATACATTTGAAAGGCTTTTAGAGGAGTTAAAAAATGTTAAATCAGACACCGCCGATTGATCCGTTCAACGGTATAGCAGAGGTTTTAGGCCTGCTACTAGCTTGGGGGATAATACTGTTTGTTATGTTTATGTGTTGCCTGGCTTTAGCTGCCATTAAAGAAGAGCAGAGATGCTGGAAGATTAGGACTCGCGCAAGACGCATTAAAAAGATCCGGGAGAAAAGAAATGAAACCAGTGTATGAGTTCCATTATAACGGAGACGCTGAGTCGCTTGGATTTGCCGATGATGCTGGAACTACTCTAAGGATATGCATACTTAAGAAGCACCTGACCAGGTGTGAGCTTGTAGAGGAATTTGAGCACTTTATGAAGGGATGCGGTTATCACTTTACGGACGACGAGTGCATTGCAATAACTTCAAAGGAAAATGTATAATCATTTCCGACTAGGCCCCCTCTTGCCCTTGAAGCAGGCCTGCCGCACCTGTAGTCACAACGCGGCACTAATTCATAACTATGAGGATATCTAATGGCAGCACATCATGGCGGTAAGGGCGACTCGTCTAGACCTATGAGCGTAGACTCCCGCACATTTAGTAATAACTTTGACGCTATATTTCGCAAAGACAAACCAAAACCCAGCTCTGATCGCCGGGTAGACCAATCTAAAAAACAGGGTGAAAAGAAATGAGAAGATTATTAATTTTATTGCCGTTTATTGTAGCGGCTAACTATGCTGACGCAGCATGTAGCTATAAGACTGATTCCTGGGGTAACACTAACTACACCTGTGACGGTGCATCAGGAACCTTAAAAACTGATAGCTGGGGTAACACCAGAGACTCACGTACAGGAACAACGTACAAAACTGATTCCTGGGGTACTACACGAGGATCTGACGGATCTAGCTGGAAAACTGATAGTTGGGGTACAACCAGGTTCAATGACGGCACAACGTCCAAGACGGATGCCTGGGGCAATACACGATATAGCGATGGCACTGTATGCCGTACTAATTCCTGGGGAACAACCACCTGCGACTGATATACCATTACTGATATAGAATCTATAAATATGTATCATTATATATCATCAACGATAGCGAGTATTATCCGCCCCTCTACAAACTCCTGGGGTTCTATCGTGACAATCGCAATCATAATTGTAGTAGTTGGCTTAGCCGCTATTGCATACCAAGACATGGCCTCCTAACGGGGGCTTTTTTGTTTCTATATGGTTACAAAGCGCCATAAAGTGTACATTTATATGCATAGAAGGTGCCATAAAGTGTACAGATTGGTTATATTTTGTACAAACTGTTATACAATTGTGTTGCACACTTAACCCAGGAGGTTACTATGAGCAAGCAATTATGTTTAATAGCGCGTATAGAAGAGTGTTTAGAGAATGGTTGGTTTGACCTGGCGGCTCAGGTTGATACATTAACGCAGACATTAATTGACTATCCACAAATAGGGGCGGAGACAAAGTCAGCACTGTTGCACTGGTGTAGTTTGGTAGACGAAAGATCTAGCAAGCTTCCTATGCCAGAAGAGCAGGTAGCGCTACTTAATCCCTCTATGCAGATATCTAACGAATTTGGCACAGAGATCTAATATGGCAAGACCAACAAATATGACTGACGAGGTCATAGAGAAGGCTAAGGATTACGTTGATAACTACCACAAGTACGGCCATGCAGTACCGTCGGTGGTTGGTTTATGTAAGGCGATAGGCAGAGCAAGATCTACTGTTTACGACTGGGCTACACAAGAAGACAATGAGTTTTCGGACATATTAGAGGCAATTAACGAAAATCAAGAGCTAGTGACCTTTAACCAGGCGCTACTGGGGGAATACAACGCATCAATCGCTAAGCTGCTATTAGGTAAGCATGGCTACACTGACAAGCAAGAAGTCGGCGGTATGGATGGTAAGGCTATAGAGCTTGTATCCAAGATTGAGCGCGTGATTATTGATGGCTAAGACGCTGCAGATTGATACTCCAAGGTGGGCGCTTCCTTTGTTGAAGCCTTCACGTTATAAGGGTGCTCACGGTGGTCGAGGTAGTGGCAAGTCACACCTGTTTGCTGAGCTGCTGATTGAAGAGCATGTAAGAGACCCAGAAAGAAACACAGTCTGTGTACGTGAGATACAGAAGTCCCTGGGCCAGTCTGTAAAGAAGCTGCTAGAGATCAAGATAGAATCTCTGGGGGTGCAAAAGTATTTTGACGTCCAAGATACTGTCATCAAGTCTAAGTTTGGCTCAGGCCGTATAATCTTCCAGGGTATGCAGAACCATACAGCAGACTCAATTAAGTCCCTGGAGGGCTACGACTGTGCCTGGTGCGAAGAAAGCCAGTCAATGAGTCAGCGCAGCCTAGATCTGTTAAGACCCACAATCCGAAAGCCTGGCAGCGAGCTTTGGTTTACGTGGAACCCTAGTAAAGAGACAGACCCAATTGACCTGCTGCTACGTGGTGATAATCCGCCAGATGATGGCGCTGTTGTCGAGGTTAACTACTGTGACAATCCCTGGTTTCCAGATGTGCTTAAGGCTGAGATGGAGTATGACCAGGGCAGAGATTACGATAAGTACCTGCATGTCTGGATGGGCCAGTACGTTAATAACAGCGATGCCAGGGTATTTAAAAACTGGCGTGTAGAGGACTTTGAGACACCTGGTGAAGCTGTGCCAAGGTTTGGTGCTGACTGGGGATTCAGTAATGACCCTACCGTATTGATACGCTGCTGGGTAGAAGGTCTAACTCTATACATTGACCATGAGGCTTATATGGTTGGCTGTGAGATAGTTAACACGCCATCTTTGTTTATGACAGTGCCTGACTCTGAGAGATTCCCTATTATTGCCGACTCTGCCAGGCCGGAAACAGTTAGCCACATGAGGCAGAACGGATTCCCAAAAATAATGTCTGCAGTTAAAGGACCGAAGAGCCTGGTCGAAGGAATTGAGTTCCTAAAAAATTACGATATTGTTGTTCATCCCAGGTGCAAACACACCGTTGATGAGCTGACTATGTACAGCTACAAGATAGACCCGCTAACAGATCAGGTGCTGCCAGTGCTAGAAGACAAGCACAACCACTTGATAGATGCATTGCGCTACGCATGTGAGGCTATTAGAAGGACAAAAAACAAAAAGCCTAAAGACGTAACGCCATTGCCAACATACAATAGATGGTAGACAATACCTGGAATATGAGGATCGAAAATGGCCATCAGTAAAGAACAACGATTAGCGAACATACATTCAGAGTGTATGCGTGAATTTGACAACATCCAAACAGCGCTACGAGAAGAGCGCCTGCAGTGCGTTCAAGACCGTAGATTTTATTCTATAGCTGGCGCGCAGTGGGAAGGTCCACTTGGTGAGCAGTTTGAGAATAAGCCTAAATTTGAAGTCAACAAAATCCACCTGTCTGTAATTCGTATTATTAACGAGTACAGAAACAATCGAGTTACTGTTGACTACCAGGCAAAGGATGGCGGAGAAGACAAATTAGCTGACGTTTGCGATGGCCTGTACAGAGCCGATGAGATGGACTCGGTTGCTAACGAAGCCTATGACAACGCTTTTGAGGAGGCTGTTGGCGGTGGTTTTGGTGCATGGCGACTGACTGCACAGTATGAGGATGAAGAGGATGACGAGAACGAGAAGCAGCGCATACGTATCGAGCCGATCTATGACGCTGACACCAGCGTATTCTTTGACCTAAATGCAAAGCGCCAGGATAAGTCTGACGCTAAGAGCTGCTACGTTTTATATGCTATGACGCCAGAGCAGTACATGGACGAGTACGACGAAGATCCAGCATCCTGGCCCAAAGATGTGCAGGAGTATGAGTTTGACTGGAACACGCCTGACGTCGTTTATGTTGCTGAGGTTTACCGGGTAGAAGAGTACAGAGAAACTGTACGTATTTATGAGCACCTGGATGGCACTGAAGAAAGGTTTACTAAGGCTGACTTTGCAGAGCAAGAAGATCTAGAGCTGGAGCTACAGGCAGTTGGTGCAGAAGAAGTGCGCACTAAGCGAGTTAAGAAAAAGCGCGTACACAAGTACACTATGTCTGGCAAAGGTATCCTGGAAGATATGGGATATGTTGCTGGTAAGCACATACCTATTGTTCCTATCTATGGCAAGCGCTGGTTTGTAGATAACATTGAGCGATGTATGGGCCATGTACGCCTGGTTAAAGATGCGCAGAGACTTAAGAACATGCAGCTATCTAAGCTGGGTGAGATATCTGCCTTAAGCAGCGTAGAGAAGCCTATCTTGACGCCTGAGCAGGTTGCAGGACATCAGGTAATGTGGTCTGAAGATAATCTAAAAGATTACCCATACCTATTGCTAAACCCTATTACAGATCAGAACGGCAACGAGCTGGCACAAGGCCCAATTGGTTACACTAAACCGCCAGCTGTACCGCCAGCTATGGCAGCATTACTGCAAGTAACTGAGCAGGATATGTCTGACATAATGGGCAACCAGCAGGCCGGTGATGAAATGTCATCTAACATATCAGGCAAAGCCGTAGAGCTAATTCAGCAGCGCCTGGATATGCAGACCTTTATCTATATGAGCAACTTTAGCAAGGGCATGAAGCGCGCAGGTGAGATCTGGTTGAGCATGGCAAGAGACCTGTATGTAGAGCCAGGCCGCAACATGAAGATCATTGGTGATGACGATGCACCTGATACTGTGCAGCTAATGAAGCCAGCTATGACCCCAGAGGGCGAGCTAGAGCATGAGAACGACCTTACTGAAGCATCCTTTGATGTTGTTGCAGAGGTTGGCCCATCTAGCACAAGCAAGAAGGCAGCTACTGTACGAGCCATTACTGGCATGATGACTATTACCCAAGACCCACAGACACTTTCTGTCCTGGGCGCTATGGCCATGATGAACATGGAAGGTGAAGGCATTGGCGACGTAAAAGCCTATTTCCGCAAGCAGCTAATTAACATGGGTGTTGTTAAGCCTACAGAGAAAGAAGCTGAAGAGATTGCGCTTGAAGCTCAGAACCAGCAAGAAGATCCAAACAGTGTTGCACTACGCGCAATGGCTGAAGAAGCCCAGGCTAAAGCTGCTAAGGCTAGAGCTGATGTGGTAGATACTATTGCAGACGCTGGCCTTAAAGAAGCTCGCACCGCTGAGACTGAAGCCAAGACTATGAAGACCCTGGCTGATATCGACAACAACGACGAGTATTTAACGCTTGAAGCTTTAAAAAACATGTAAGGAATAGTAATGAGTGTATTTACTCCAGTAAGTTCAGCATTGAGAAAAAAAGCGCTCGCAGAGAAACTAAGGCAAGCGCAAGATCTGAGTGGATCACCCATATCACAGACCTACCAGAACGTGCTGCCTGCTGAGCTAGACCCCAGGTTTTATAACCGTAAAAGCGATGCTGCAACAGTACAGGCTCCAGTACAGGAAGATCTTGGAACTATTCCTGCTGATGTGCCAAATATGACTCTGTCAGACCTTGAAGGCGAGACTTTAATCTCTAGCATGTCTGATAGACTCCAGGCAGGTCACCTTTTAACTGGTATTGGACAGCAGCGACTTAGATACCCTGTTAACCTGACTGGTGGACAAGGCTGGCCGCTTGAAAACGCTGGAAGTGCCTGGATCTCAGCTGCAGGGCCGTTGAACCAGATAATGAAAAAAGCGCAACAGGTACAGGCTCAGACTGGCAAAGACCCAATACTAGCGCCGTTTACTATGGCCCCTACAGGCGGCGACTTTTCGGGCATGACTGGCGAAGCTATGCTAGCTTACACATCTACTGTTGCCCCATTAAGCACTAGAACAGCCCTCGACAGAGAAATTAAAAACTTTATACCTGATTGGAAAGGGATAGATAACCCTGAAAGCTTGCCGCAGTACAGTGGAGCGCCAGCTGTTGTACGCGATTCTATCCGTGACCTTATGGATAAGAAGTTTAGAAATGAAGGCGCATCTACCACAGCTCAAGGTCGCCTTGCTGTAGCTGATCCGGCGCAGCTGGACGCCAATGTGCTTGATCTAAATACATTGGCTAGAATAGATACTAGCAGACCTGTAGATCCTACTGGCGGAAATATTATTTATCCAGCCAACCTGCCAGGACAAGGTATGGGCCGCATAGACACTGACGCTACACTTGCAGACATGCTTCCAGAAGATGTTGCTGGCAGACCTGGCGATACACCAGAAGCTAAATTTAATCAGTTTAGACGCTCAGCCGAGCTGTCACCGAGAATAGTACCTGTTACAGATGACCTGTTAAGAGATCTAGAGGGCCGAGGATTTAAGGTACAGGCCAGCCCAATTGCTACTGCAGCTGGACTCACTGTAATGGGCCTTACTGCGCTCACACCTGAAGACGCAGAGGCGTCAGTGGCTAAGCTGGCGGCGCGTGGGTACAAGATCGACCGAACCCGAACAAGCCCAGATCCTGATGATACTAGCTCAGACTTTTACGTCTACCAGGGTGATGGCAGCCCTACCGATACATTTGTTGCTCGCGCATCAATGAAAGACTACATGGATGGCACATTGCGCTCTGACGACACTGAAGTGGCTGCAAAGTTCCAGCGCCAGGGTATTGCGACCGAATTGTATGACGCTGTCGAAGAGATGACAGGGCAGCCAGTCCAAACATCTGAATTTCTAACACCTGATGGTGCAGCACTGAACGTAGCGAGAGATCCTGAAGGCATGCGTCAAAAGCTTGCTGATGGCTACTTTGCTGAAGGAAGTGACGATAATGTCAGGCAGGCACTAGAAAGCTTTGACAGCAAGCCAAAACTACGAGAGTTTGGTGAACCAAAGCCAGAAGACCGCAGCGTATTCCCAGCACCACAAAGATTCTTCGATCCTAATGACAAGGCTTTTAAGCCGTTTACTGCTGAGTTTGGACCAACACCAGGGGGCAGATACTTAACGCGGGGAGAGGACGGTTTTGAGGACATTACAGGGCAGTTTGTAGAGACTGCAAACCTATCTGTATCGCCTGACGGTAAGCCATCGTTTACTGTGGGCCAGGAATCTGCACCGCTGCCACCAAACAAGAAAGGCAGAAAGATTAAAACAAACCTGTTTAAAAAGAAGGCAGGTTGGAGTTGGACTGATGTCCCGGAAGGATACGACCCTAATCCAGCGGGCGACTTCCCGCTTATATCTGTTGAGGATGGTAATAAGCATTACTACACACTAAATACACAATTCCCGGAAGGAGTTGACCTTGCCAGATACGATAAGTCGAAGACTGAGCCGCGCTTACGCCCGACTAAAGAAAAATCTACAGTTACCCTGGGTGAAAAAGTTGGGGAGATATCTGTCAGAGGCAAGCTACATCCTGTTTATGATAATGCTGTTGTCAGGTTTGGACTTCCCGCTGTAGTTGGTGCCAAGACTTTAGCTGCCGCTACTGGTGGCGCTATGATTTTAGGATCAGAAGATGCTGAAGCTGGTGGTATAGGCTTTGGTCGAATAACAGGTTTAGGCAATAAGCCGCAGCAGGTAGTAGAGAAGATAGCCAGATCTAAGCCTAGCAATCCCCAGGGATACTACAATGACCTGGCACAGCTGGGCGTTAAGAAGGAAGAGCTGGACTCTATGGGGTTCATGGATCACTTTGCTGGTCGCAACGACGTTACAAAGCAAGAGGTTGTAGACTTTGTTAATGAGAACCCATACCAGATATATGAAGATGTATTAGTAGATTCGACAACTACAGCTTTAGACTACTTTAGAATCTTAGAGCCGTCTGCTTTAAAGCCAATGCAGGAGCTTATGGCTGCAGGTGATATTGAGGGCGCAAATAAGCTATTCCAGGGCTTAAGGGAGCGTCACCAGATTGAGGTTAATGCGTCACAGGGCAAGGTGCCAAGATGGGCTGGAGATAACTTAGTATTGCCTGGCGAGCGAGCAAATGATATTGAGTATGTGTTCCAATATCCGGGTGCAGATGCAAAAAGGCAGGCACTTGTACAAGAGTTACAGCCTAGAGTCGCAGAGCTGAGACAAGCGCAATCTGATATGTTTACATGGAATACCAACGCAGCAATGCTGCGCAACAGTGGCTTTCAGGCAGGCTCGGCTGATGTTCCAGAAGAAGTTATGGATAACTTGATGTCAAGCCCGCTGCTTGGCCGGTTTGCAATGACACCGGAAGATATGGCTGCAAGAACGCCAGAGCAGAAGCGCCAGCTAGTAGACCAGGCACTTAGAAAGACTGATGAATACTACGACATGACTCATACTGAATTTGCGGCAGAGTATGATCCGTCTATAGCGCCTTTAGTTGCAGAGCATGACGCACTAACCAATGAGATTGGCACAGGTCGTCGTGACGGTACACATAAGCCATTTGTTGATGTAACTCATTACCCTGATAACCCAAACCCAGTTGCACACATGCGTACAAATGAGCGCGAGATATATGATGCAAATGATAACTATCTGGGTGAGTCGCTGCACATTGAAGAGAT